AATCAACCATTTACACATACAGTAGGTGGTGGTGTTACTGGGTCTGGCGGAATTCATGATAGTGTATGTAGTTATATTATTAAATACGCATCATATTACGAAGAACATTTAACCCCATTGGAAGTTCGAAATAAATATGATAACACCACTAAAATAAATTATACCATAACTGAATGTTATACAGAATGTTCAGATGAAATAACAAATTACATATCATAATACTTATAATATATGAACTTTTTTATCAGACAAGGGGCGACAGACCCCATATTAAAAATGAGATTAGTGGATGATGCTAAAAATGATAAATCATCATTTAATGATTTGTTAGAGAACTCAGATATAACATTGAAATGTCGGACGTTAAAAACAATATACCCGTTATTTTAGGTGCAGAATGTCAACTAACGTTAAGGGTTAAAAAATATCAATCAACGACTGATGAATATTATATTGTATATAGATTTACTGAAGAACAAACAGCTGAGGTAGGGAAATTTGAGGGTAAATTCACAATACAATTTACCGACGAAAATCAAATTCCCACTACAAAACTTATAGTTCCTATTCGAGAGAAACTTTTCATTAATATTATTTAATTATTTGGGTATCATCCTCAGCTTCTTGCCCTTCAGCTAAAAGTGAGTCATATTCAGCCTCTTCAACTTCTCGTATTTTTTCTGCTTTACGGTCTATAATTAATTTTCTATTTAAATCAACCCAATATTGATCAACATGTTTGATAGAGTCTTCAACGTACAACATATATGGGTCACGATCTACACGAATCCAAAATTCAACTTCCCCATCAGACAAAGTCATAACTTCTTCAATTGTATCTTGTTGTTCGGGTTTTAATGGGTGGCCATAATCTAATTCACATTGTAATTTTGTGAAATATCCACGTTTTTGTACATCATCAACTAAAATACTATCACGTATTTCAGGTTTGAAGGCGACCAATAGTGATGCTACTTTTTTATTAAATTTAGCAAGATAGAACGGTGCATTATATGTACCAGTCTTATCAGGATATTTAGTAATATCCGCTTCAGGAATTTCATAACAATTAATTTCAATGTGTGAAGTTTGTGGCGGTTTTTTACCATCATGAGTTATTTTTTACTCATGTAGATCTTTTTTCGACCACTTATCAACAAATTTTGTTATTCTTTTAACATCACCTGAACCTTTCTTTTCTCCATTATTCACATAATAGATAGTATCACCTAATTTCCCCGTATGTTTGTTCTGAACCATTAATTCCATATGAGCTTGTCTTGCCATAAGGTTTCCTGCTTTAGTCCTTTTCTTGATATATTTCAAATACTCGGGAATTGTCTTCTTTACACGGGATTTACTCGCTATTTTAGCTAACGGAATTTCTTGGTTATTAATTTTATCCACATACTCATAGTATAATTCTAAAAACCCTACACCATCACCATCTAATAACAATTTAAACCCCACATCCAAAAATTCAACCACATATTGCTGTATCTTCTTAGATTTAATAGTGTTTCCTGTTAATTTTATTTTTACCTTACCTTTTTTGATTAGTTTGATAATGTAATTCTTTCTTGTTACATTAAGACAAGATGGAGCCATGAAATCAATATCTAAACCCATCTCACCTCTCATAAAAATATCATTAAATTCTGCGGTATGTGCTTCACATCCTTTATATTCCTTACCCTTTTCAACTAATTCATTAAGACCTTTACCAATATATGTGTCATCTTCGATTCCATCAGGAATTGCGAAGTTCACCCCATCAGTATCCATCACTAAAGGAACATAATCTAATTTTTCATAGAACATAATCATCATACGAAGACTTTGTCTACCAATACAACAAATCGCTTCACCTTTATCAATATCTCCCCATGGAAAAACTAAAGGCGCTGATAATGACCCAAAATAAGCGTTAATGAAAATTTTAAGTGGTAATTGTTTTCTATTGTATTTTTCTGACAATGTTGTGTCAGTTTTCTCGTATTTAATACCTAATAATTTATATTTAATACGAATGTCACGGAAATATTTTAACATAGATTTTTGTACACCCATAACATCACATTCAGGGAATATGTCATATACTAACTGAATTGATGGATAAAGAGACGAATAATCGAGTTTTAATAGGTTTTTAGCGTACCCAATCTTTAATAATTTAGATAAACCACCCACAAAATTTCGTTTTTCTGCTCTTTCAGGGATTGGCAACATATTATCATATGACCACGCTGACATAATAAGTTTCCATAATGTTGCTGTACCCATTGTTGATAATCTTTCATATGTGGTTGGAACTAATTTCTGCAACAGGAAGTTTGCTTGACCGAATGAGTCATCAACTACCATTGTTTCATAAAGGTCGTCATCAAGATATTGCTCAATCAATTTTACACCTGACCATATTTCATATTTACCTGGAAATCGATCTAATAAATTTTCAGTTCCAGGGTCACCTATTAGTTTCCACCCACCTGTTTTTGGATTTACATAATAACTTTCATTTTCTAAGTAAATCGTTGAAATTTTATCACCTGGAATATATATTCGATTTGGTTTTTCTTTTTCAATAAATTGAGTGATATATTTCAGACCCCATTTCTTGATATCCGAGTTAATTGCTTGAGCTCGTCGTACTGAATGGGCAATATCAACGATATTAAACCCATATAGTTTATAATTGTTATATGATTCAACCTCACTTGCTAATTTAAGAACACCATCCTTTTTCACTAAACCTTGTAGACTTAAAATTTGGGTGTGTGCTTTGATATCCGCACCATTTATTCTTCCTCTTATATCTATAAAAGGAAAGTCAAATGCCGCTGAGTTATATCCAGCAATAATTGATGGCATGATTCTTTTAAATTCTGATAAGAATTCTTCGATACATCTTTTCTCACCATCTTCACCAAATGCGTTGAAAACTTTTTTGTATCCTCGATTATCTTTTAATCCAATAAGAATAATTTTGGAGGTTTCAGGATTTAATCCCGTAGTCTCAATATCAAAAACTAATCGATGAATATCATTATAATCTTCAAATCCTTTAAATAAACGTTTCTTTTTTTGAATTAAATATTGTTCAGCCACTGGTAAACATTGAAAAGATGATTTATACTTTTCACCCCATGGGTCTACCCCACCTTGTTTAAAAAACGAAATGAGTGCTAGATACCCCTTCAGACTTTTCACCATATACTTGAGTCCGTTTTCAAGTCTTTTATCTCCATGGGTTTCTAATGGGGTTATATTTATTCCGTGTTGAGCCATTTTCTTCTGTTGAAGAGATTTGCTCCCTTTATAGAAATTAAAATCCGTTAAATCACCAACCCATAAGAATGGTATAAAAGTATCTTGTTTTAATACTTTACCCTTTTCTGGATCTTGGATAACCTTATATATTGTGTTTGTTCTATAATCGTATTCGATACCTACGATATACTTTTCAGGGTCTTCCCCTGTTAGGAAATTCTCAATTTTCTCTTGAGAAATAATTTCTGACATGTTATAATTTTTAGATTGACACATTATTTTACAGATTTAGTCTGTAATTTGTCTTAGTTTCTAAAAATATAAACAAAAAAAAATGGATTACAAAATCTTCTCAAATAATTTTATAAAATATTTCGTATCATGGATAAGTTTAAAACGATGTAAATTATCTGATAAATTACCAAAACCTTTAAAATCAGTTAAAAAACTATTGATATCATAATTTAGTGATGACGTTAACCTTTTTTCTTTAATTTTAAAAAAATCGATGAATTTAATCAATGTAACTTCTTCTGAGTGTTTTGAAAAAAAACCAATACCATCATAATTATGATTTTTATATTTATTCCATAAATCGTTAGAAAATAGTAATAATTTTTGTATTGTCTCGGTTTTCCCTCCCCAAAAATTCCCCATTGTAGGTGATATGTTAATATTGTCTAGTTTTATTACATTTGTCCAATTTTGTAGGTTACCATCCATTTTAATTGGTTTCAATTCTAAAGAACCAAACTCTTTATGTCCAAAGTGGGTTAAAAGGCATATTTCAGGTTCAAAATTATCAAAATCATCATCTGTTACTTCATTTACAAAAACAGAATCATTATCACACACAAAAATATAATCATATTGTGTTAAATCAATATAATTTAAACTTAATATTTTTTGAAATTGATAATATGTTATAACATTGGTGTGTGAATTATCGATTTTTATATATCTCACGTTATCAATAATTGGACAATCGTTAACATCTGTAAATACCACAAATTCAATATCATGATTATTTAAAAAATATTTTCTAGCAGAGTTAACTAAAATATTAATACATTTTTCTTCAATTGAAACGACGGATACTATACTAAATAAAATTTTCATTAATGTAATATAAATAAAAAAAATGAGAGTTTAAATCACATTATAAGGACTTTGGAATGGACGATGTATAAGAGATTTATGTAGACTCTCAGCTTCGTCAGCTTTTCTAAGTAATAATTTGTCAGGTCGTAGTCTTTCTAACCGTTGCATTAATTCTTCTGTTAATTTTGATTTCTCATCTCGGGCTTCAGTAAGTAATGTTTGATAATCTAACTTTACTTCACTATCAGGAACTTTTAAGTCACCTGAAAATTTACCCCAAACCCTAGCAAGACCTTCTTTACAATAAGCAATGAAATACTTTCTTGCCCAGTTTTGTGCGGGACGATTTAAATCAGCCCAAAGAAGTGCGTCAGTTTCCACATCCGACGGTAATTTGACAATATCTTTATTTTTATCAAGACACGTATCTCTATCAAATGTGTCATAATACCAATACCATACTTGCCAGTTATTACGAGAGACTGACCCAAAGTCAAATCTCCCACCTGGTGTGTTATATAGGTGGATTAATTTAGTTTGATTTGGCCCTGCGGTGATTCTGTATGTTAATTCACCACCGATTAATCTATTTTTAATGTTTCTATCTTGCATTCTAAGTAAAAGGTCATAGGCTGGCATCAAGAAATAAGACCCTGAAGCACCTACTTGAGCAAAACCACCAACACCACCGAAACCAACACCACCAAGACCACCGAAACCACCTAAAAATGGGTCAATAATTGAGTCTGTTAATTCTGCTCGTGTGAACCATAATAATTCGTTAATTTCGCGGCCAGCGGGAACTACATACGTTTGTTGTCCTGCAATTACACTAATAAAATCTTTTTTTAATTCAGAATCACCACCCGTTTGTAAACCAACAATCTTAGAATAGGCGTGAGAATATTGAGTTTCATAATTAAGACTTCGAGTAGTGAACGCTCTTGCTAAAGATTGTGTATCTAAGTCGAGGCCAGCTAACGCTGACCATTGTGACTCAATTAACCAATCACTTACATATTGTTCATATTCAGCAACGGCAAGTTCTAAAAAGGTATCCATTTGCTCTTCTAATAATTCTACACCACGAACAGGTGCTCCTAATAAGTGTAATGCTTGGGTGAATAGTTTTTCTCTATCACTTCCATTTATAATTGTAGTTGCCATTATTTACTTTTATAAATAAATAGTTTAGGTTTTACTTTAATTAGAAAGACATGAAAATAGATCAAATTTTAAGGTTAATTTTAGAAACTTGTGGTGAACATAAAATAGAATTTACTTTATCGAGAGAAGAAGAAGGTGATAATGAGATTATACTTAACCTCAAAACAAAACAATTAACGTTGAATATCGTTAATGTTGATGACCCGAATTTAATTATGGAATTATCGGAATGTTTGACAACAATTAAAGAATCTCTTTAAGAACTTCTTTAGTAAAACTATCTGAATATTCTCCGTCCCCCATTACTTCATCAATAACCTCTTTTTTAGATTTTAAAATATTATACATTATCTGTTCAATAGTGTTTTCAAATATTGGGTAATAAACTAAAACATTTTTATCTTGGCCAGTTCTATAAGCCCTGTCTTCGGCTTGACTATGATGTGATGGAACAAACGATAAGTCATTCATAATTACTACTGTCCCTGCTGTTAATGTGTGAATCATTCCGCCAGCAATAATTTGAGCATTGAAAATCTTAATCTTCGGATTATTCTGAAATTGATCAATCGCATACTGTTTTTTAGTATTTGACATTTTTCCATCGAGTTTAACCGAAATTTTTGGGTATTTCTCTTGAATCATATCGATAGGCATAGTGAAATTATTAAACACAAGAACTTTTTTACCTTGTGCAACGAATTTATCAATAATTTCACATGTGAATGGTACTTTTTCATATGCAATTACTTGACGAACTTTCATAAGTCGACCTAATGTAGTAGAAATCTTTTCATTCTCTTTTTCTTCATCAGAAATCCTCATGAATTCTTCGATTTCTTCATCATAGAAAGTACTCTTTAACTCCAAATAGTGTGGAATAACAATTTTTTCAGGTAATCCCGGAATCTCAGTTTTTAACCTTCGTAACATTAAACCTTGTGTTCGTTCACGTAATTCACCTAAATTTGTTGCGCCACTCGTACTCCAAATCCTTCGGCCTGGCGACCCGTCTGGGTTACGTAGCGTAAATTGAAACCCTTTACAATATCTTCTTACAAAATGAACCCAATTCAACGCCACAGGTGAATTAATTATCTTTAATAAGTTAAAATAATTAATTGGTCGGGATGTCATTGGTGTTCCTGTTAGTAACCACACTCTTGGGATATCTTCTAGTGCATCATTTAATAATTGTGTTCTTTTTGCTGATACATTAGCAAGATAATGCGCTTCATCAACAATAGCGAGATCAAATTTCTCGTTTTTAATCAATTGATAGTCATTATAACCTTCTGATTCCTCAGTTGTGTGGAAATTCTTAATAATATCGTAGTTGATAATGTAATACTTAAATGTAGAACCCCATTTTCGACCTTCAACAATTAATATCTTATCGTTTGGGCTCGAGTAATTTAAAATTTCTCTTTTCCAATTTATTTTAGCTGAAGCAGGGCATACTACAAGGATTTTTTTAACATCTGTTTCGATTCCTGCGATAATTGCACTTGTAGTTTTACCTAAACCCATATCATCGGCAAGAATACACCTATCATTAGCTAATAAGAATTCCACAGCTCTTGGTTGCCACGGTTTTAGTGTACGATGAGAATACACAGAGTAATCAATGACGCGTTTAAGCGTCTTCTCAGGGGTTAATACCGCTCCTTTTGGTAACCAAAACGCGTGATTCTCTTGAGAGTCAAACATTTTACCCCAAAAATGGTAAGCTTTCTCAGACTGACATAATAATTTCTCGCACCACAATTTTTCAACGGGTTTCACTAACTTTTTCTCTTCCATTATTTTCTCACCAAATGCCTTAACCAACATAACATATTTCCTCGCTACTGTTGGTACAGTTTTATGATGTGTGATAACGTATAAAGCTTGTGTCCGAGCTAATTTCATCCCCTTGCCAGATGTTAATCGGCACTTCCATTCCAATAGTTGATTATTACCACCATTGTAATCCTCTAGGATCTTACGTGCTTCTATTTCAGGTATTCTTACTGCCATATTTGTACTATATTAAAATATACATAATTAGAACGAATTTTTAAACTATTTATAGATATAAGTATCAATACCATGAAAATCATATTTAGTGCTGTATTTGTGAACGAAGAAGAATTGATGGGGAAATATCCACAAAAGTTACCAAATGCATTTTATCATCATTCAACAATTGAGTTCAGACCAAAAACAATTGAGGGGTTATCTGTCGGTCAAGAATGGGAATTAAAAATAACGGGGAGAATAACAACTAATAGGGTTGATGTGTTATTAGTAGATAACCCACTATCGACTAATCCATATCCACATATTACATTGAGTACGGCTGAAGGAGTTAAACCATTTCAAAGTAATTCTGAAATTTTGGGGAATTTGAATGAAATAGAAACATTAAATGACTCGATTACTGGAGTAGTAGGTTTTTTTGATGGGATAAATAATATTACTAATATGGATGGGATAATAAACGAATGTAAAAATAGATTTTACCAAATATTAAATTAAATATTTATTACTAATGGAAAATAAATTACCTATAACGAGATTAAGTAAATTTTTCAGTCAAGACGATTTTGATTTGAATGTTGAAATGGGTCAGGAATATCTTCAGGGTGACCTTAATATGAAACTTGTATTATATCAAGTTGATAGAACGCAAACCGATACTGATGAGGTCTATGCTGAAGTTGGCAAAGATAAATTAGTCTTTTTACCTCCTGTTGAGTTCCGTGGATTGGTTCAAGTAGCGTCTGCCGAGACTAAAACTTATCAATCAGGACTTTTAAGATTCCTTGAACCCGGAAATATGTTGTTATCGGTTTATATTAAAGAATTAACAGACTTAGGAGTTAATATAGAGTTTGGTGATTATATAGGTTACCCTGAAAGTGAAACAAAAATTAGATTCTATACTGTTTCTAATGATGGAAAAGTTGTCGCCGATGGAAAACATAAAATGTTCGGTTATAAACCACATTATAGAACAATAACTTGTGTACCAACACAGGAAAATGAATTTAGAGGAGTTTAAAATGTCATATCCAAAGAAAACAGATATAAAAATATACGAGGAAAAACAGAATGTTAAAAGAAGACAGGAATTATTAGATAATATCACGAAACATGATACAAATCTACCTGAAGCTGTTTTACACGAAGATCTTGACCTCGGGATGTTAGAATTTGTTAAAGAAAATTTTAAAGTTTTATCCGATGGTGAACAAATTCCGATAATTCCAAAAATTCTCACAGTTCAAAGATGGGGTGAAATCTCAAATAATTGGGAATTTTCCGATAGTGATGGTAATATGAAAGTCCCATTCATTGGCGTTATTCGTAAACCTGATGTACAACCCGGAACTAACCCTTCTTTACAAAGAACTATTCCAGAAAGACAAGAATTTCATTATTCAACAGTAAAAAAATGGGACGGTAATCAAATGACCGCTGAAGTATATAAAATACCTCAACCCGTTGCTATTGATATCGGGTTTGAAGTTACTATTATTTGTCAGAAAGTTAGAGATTTAAATAGACTTAATAAAGTTGTGTTACAAAAATTCGCTTCTCGACAAGCTTATACCATGGTTAAAGGACATTATGTACCAATATTATTAGAAACAATTAGTGACAGTTCACCGATTGATTCACTAGACACTCGTAGATATTATATCCAAACATATCAATTCTTAATGTTAGGATTTTTAATTGACCCTGAAGAATTTGAAATAAAACCAGCAATTAGTAGAACTTTTCTCCTACATGAATTTTTAGGTACAAAGAATTATAAAAAAAGAAAATTACCTGGGACGGTTGAAACAAGTGTAATGATATTCGAAGGTGATGGTCAACAAACTGTCTTTAGTGTCGGTGAAACTATTGGAGTATTATTTTTTGTTACCGTTAATGGTCTTGTACAAACAAAGGATGAACATTATTATTGGATAGGACAAACTTCTCGAATAACATTTACCGAAGCGCCAACAGGTCAAGTAATGATTGTTTATTATCCAGGTAAATCAAATGTATTTAAAAGTTCGGGTGTTTTTTTATATTTAACAGCGGAACATTTTATATATGACGGATCAACCTTAACTTTTACTGTTAATTATGATATAAAAAACGTACTTTATGTTATTGTCAATGGGTTAGTTGAAACTGAAGCATTCTCAGGATATGTTGTTGGTCCTGGTAATAGAGATATTACATTCACCGAAGCCCCTTATATTGGGTCAAATATTGGAATATCTTATTTAAGATAATTACTCTTCATCATATATATCTCTCTTCTTTGGAATAACGGTAATATTCGCATCTATCCACTTCTCAATTACTCTATAAATTTTAAGACCATTCTTATCACAATGGGTTTTTAACTTATCGTGATGTTTTTCACTAATTTTTACATTTTTACTTATTCGTTCCATATATAAAGATAAATAATGATCAAAAAGGATAAAATACTATCTACAAATTTTTTTCTTTGGGTTTCTTTGTAAAATAACTGGATATTTATTAACAATAGTAATAAAATAAATTAAATAACCAAATACAAATCAATGGCAAAATCAAACAGAGTATTCGTTTCTCCAGGTGTATACACATCTGAAAAAGACTTAACATTCGTCTCTCAAAGCGTTGGTGTAACTACTTTAGGTTTAGTAGGCGACACGCTAAAGGGACCAGCTTTCGAGCCAATTCTAATAACTAATTTTGATGAATTCAAAACTTATTTTGGAACAACATCCCCTTTAAAAGATGGCTCGGGCAATCCTAAATATGAACTTCCTTACGCGGCAAAATCATATTTACAAGAATCAAATCAATTATTTGTGACAAAAATTCTTGGATTAACAGGATATAAACCAGTAAAAACTTTCGGTATAAAAACTTTAGGTGGTGTTACTCTAGCAGCAACAGTACCAACTGAAACTGCCGGTACTTTAACTGGAACAACAGGTCTTGGAACATTTAACGATCCATTAACTGGTGAAACAGCAACAACAGGTGTTAGTATTCCTAACTTTATTGTGGCAAATCAGTCTACATATGTAGATGATGATTGGTTTACAATCGGTCTCGTACCTGAAACAGCAACATCTGGATTAACAGGCACACAATTAACAGGTGAAGCAGCACCAATCGGTGACTTCACAGGTTACACTTGGTCTAATGAATTCTTCAACGGATCAACTGAAGTTTATTCATATCTTATGGAATATGACTCAGCAACAGATATATTCGCAGTTACACAATTTACGTACACTGCATCCGTAAATAATTATGATAATATTTTGGTCTCAGCACTTAGGTCAAGAGGTCGTTATGTTTCTGACACATTAGTATTGGAAACAACAGGTTTAACTATGACATCGGCAATTGACGCGATTTCAGGTGAATCTACAATCGAATCAAATCCATTGGGTGATTTTACACTTACAGCTGGATTAACAGGTGGTGGAACTAAAGTGTTCACATGTTCATTAGACTCAACTTCAACAAAATACGTAAATAAAGTATTAGGTACTGAAGTAAATGATAAGAGTTATAGTGATTATCCATTCTATTCGTTTGAAGAATATTCAAACTTAGTGGCAGCATTAAACAGTCGTGGATTAATTAGAGGTTTAAGTGTAACAGCACTCGAACATACTGTTGGTAACGATTTCTTATCAATATGGGACACACCAGCTTCTCCAATGGTAGTTTCTGAAGTTAGAGGTGGAAGAGTAGCGGATTTATTCCAAGTTATATCTATCCCTGACGGTGATTCTGCAAACCGACAAACAAAAATTACAATATTAAACGTTGATTTAGATACTGCGGAATTTGATATGGTAGTTCGTGATTTCAATGATAGTGATGATAATATGGTAGTACTTGAGAAATATTCAAGATGTACTATGAATCCAGAATTACCTGGGTATATCGCATTAAAAGTTGGTACATCTGACACTACATATGAATTAAAATCAAAATATATCATGTTAAACATGGTTGATGACCATCCAACTGAT